AGAGCCGCGCGCGCACGACTTCCGGCCCCTCCAGCCACCACGCAGGTGGCCCGTCCATGAACGCCTTGTCGAGTCCGAGGACGAGAGAGTCCGCGCCGAGACACGTGTCCTCGAAAGAGAAGTGTCCGCCGGACACCTGAAACGCGCACTCGGCAGAAACTGACCCTTTACGAACGCTATCGACTTCCGTCGGGTAGCTAGTGCAGATGTTGAGCACGCCTCGGAGCGTCCATGGAGGTTCACCGGCGTATCCGTACTGACGCTTGTAGTTGTCGTGCCATCGGCGAGACTCCTCCGGTGTTTCGAGCAGGCGTCCGTTAAGCGCGCGGCTCGAGACGACGTCCAACGTCGCGGCGTGATCGGCGTCGCGCAGCACGAAGATCCAGTAGTCGCTCTTGATGCCGTAGTCGTTTTTGCCTTTGATCAGGCGCTCGTGACCGGGCGCGACGAGGACTCCGCGCTCGAACTCACCTTCTCGAACGAATACGATGCTCATTTTGCTTCTGCCTCCGCTCTCACAACGCCCGTCAACAAATGGCTCGCCACCACGGCCGCCATCGGCTCGGACTTGAATCTCTCCTGAAGCACCCGAGCGAAGAGCTTCGCCGTGTGCGTCACGCCCTGCTCGTCGACGAGGCGCGCGAGCATGTTGGCCCTGCGGGTGTCGGAGGGGGAGTAGGTGCCTTTTCGGACGCGGGCGATGCTCATCGACGTCCCCTCCTGTGCTCGTTGCACCTCGCGTACGCCTCGCGGGCTCGCTCGATCATTCGACCGAGCACAGCATCAACGCTGCCGGTGCGGTACACGCGCGCCGACTTGAAGATCGGGTAGACCTTCTTCGGCGTGGTGAGCAACGCGACGACGCGGATCGCGTCCGCGCCACACTCGCGCGCCTCGGTCTCTCCTCGTTGAACCGACGAGTACACCTTGACGGTGTAGCGGTCGTCCTTGTCGTGCGCGCGCTCGTACACCTCCTCGCCGCGCTGCGCCGGCAACAGCCGGAACCCGGCCGCCGCCAACCTTTCACGGATGGCGGCGGCGGGGACGTCGACGAAGCGGCTCACTGGTTTCGCTCCTTCTTTTTGCCGAACTCCCCATGCACCATGACGAGCCGCTCCTGAGCACGGGTTGCGGCGACGTAGTAGAGGTTGTCCTCTTCGATCTCCGGTCTGCGTCGATAGGTGCCGGCGAGCATCCACACCGTGTGACGCTCCATGCCCTTCGCCTTGTGTGTGCTCGACAGCAGGATCCGATTCGAGTCGTCCCTGTCGGCGAACAGCGACTCGATCCTGCCGATGACCTCGAACACCGTGTTCGCGCCCTCACTGATCGCTAGGATACACTCCGCACGGTCCTCGACGGACTGCGTGTCGCGCCGCTTCGCTGCAAGGCGCTTACACTCGACGTCGCGCCACTCCTCGACGTAGCTGCGAAGCATCGCGACGTCCTTGGCTGCGCTCTTCTTGACGAACGCCGCGAGCGAGGCACCGATGTCTCGCCCCTGGATGGTCGCTGCGCGCCCCTCCTTGAGAAAGGAGAGACAGAGCGAGACGAGCGGCGCGTTCGTGCGGCTCAGGATGAACTCACCCGGCTTGACATGCGCCTTCATCTCCGAAAGCGTTGCTGCCTCCACCGAACCTTCGATCGCACTTGGAGCTGCCTCGATCTCCGGAACGATTTCTTTCGCCGTCTCGACGACCTTGCGGCAGCACCGATAGCACACGCTCAGCGGCAGGATCTTCGCGTCGAGCCGGTTCACGATGTTGTCCACGGCCGCCGAGTCCGCGCCGCGAAACCGGTAGATGGCCTGACGCGGGTCGCCGACCGCACAGATCCGGCCGCTCGACTTGACCGCGCGCATGGTGAGCTCGATCTGGCACGGGTTGAGATCCTGGGTCTCGTCGACGAACACGCGATCGAACTTCCGTTGACGAAGGTCGAGCACCACGGGGAGCCAGATCATGTCGTCGAAGTCGATCATGCCGTCGCTGACGTCGCCGCAGCGAGCCATGACCTCGTACGCATCCTTCACGAACGCTTCCCGGAATTTCGCCTGGAGGTGCTCTTCCAGAATGACCCCCTGGAACGGAGAGCGCCCCGGGTAATCGATACCGAAGCTGTCGATGAGCTCGTCGATCTTCTGCTCGTCACCCGCTAGGGAGCCTTTAGCCAAGGAGACCGTCTTCACGAGATCGAACCGGAATGGTTCGGCCTCTTCGTTGGCTTCGTCGGGGGTCATCCCGAGTTCCTTACCGATCGCCACGATGACCTTCGGCAGCGCGAGCTCCATATCGTCGATGATGCGGTGCACTCGATTGTTCTCGATGCGTAGCCGGCCGAGCGTCGCAGTGATCGTCTTCAGACCGTACGAATGAAGCGTCGATACCTCAACGCCGCGCGGTGCGCGCTTCTTGAGCTCCTCGGCGATCGACTTGTTGAAGGCCACAAACAGCGTCGAGAGGCCGGAGGGGATGAACTTCATCGCCTCGACGATGGTGGTCGTCTTGCCGCTGCCCGCCACGGCCTTGATGACCGTGTGTCCGTTGCCGTCCGCTACATCCGAAAAAACCGCTTTTTGGTACTTGCTGTATTCCATGGGGGATCTCCTTTTCCCGTGATCAGACAAATTCTACGCGCCGGCCCGCGAAACCTTCCCTCTCAGAACGGAGGCTTCGGACCCCCGGCCGTTCCGCCACCACTGCCCGTTGATGGGGTAGTCCCTCCGAGCGCTTTCAAGCGTGACTTGAACGTGCCCATATCGACCGGCTTGGACAGAGTGACCGTTCCGCCGGTGATGATCTCGAGCTTGGACTGTCCCATCTTTTTGGAACCGTCTTCCGCAGTGTACGCTTCCGGCGCGGTGACCCGGCACGGAACCTTGTTCGTGAAGATGTCGTCGAGCTTGTCGATATCATCCGGTCCGGTGCCCTTCCATCCGAGAAGACGCAGTCGCTCGTAGGCGTAGACCTGAGCTCCTTCGGTGAAGTACAGGAACGTCGTCATCTCGCCGACGCTGTTGTTCTGAGCGTCGAACAACTCCATGTTGATTGCGATCTGGAGATTTCCGGCGTTCGTGTCGCCGAACTGCACACCGCCCTTGACCGCCTTGCCTTCGTAGTTTCCTGCCGAGATCATTGTTTGTTCTCTCCTTGCTTTTTCGCAGCCATTTCTTCGTGTCGCGCCGCGACGCGGTTGCGCGCCTCGACGATCATTCCGGGGTTCGCGCGCAGATACTCGTGTACCTGCTCGCTGAGCTTCTTGTCGCTGATTTCGACGAGCATCGCGTCGATCTCTTTCCGAAGAGCCTCGGCTCGTTCGGAATCGGCAGCGCGTGCCTTGGCGAACTCGTCCCACGAGAGCAGAAATCGCTCCGGGAACATCGTGGTGCCGCGCGCCTTGGCGTCGAAGGCTGGACATCGCTGAGTGTACGCCCAGCGCACACCGCTCGTGACTGCCTTGGAGTCTCCGCCGACCTTCTGATGGGAGACGTCTTCTCGACAAAAGAGCACAAAGTCGCTCCAACCTCGGAGGAGTCCGGCGATCTTCTCGCGCATCGAAATCTCGAAGCGATCGAATCCGGGGCCAGTGGGATCGTCGAAGTGTTTCACCTTCATGTGCCCGATGAAGACGATCGCGTGACCCGTATTCCACACGCGCTCGAGAGACGCGAGAAGCTCTCGCCACCGCGTGATGGCGTACGTCTCTCCGCGTCCGTACCCGCCGTCCCACTTGTCGATGGTCGTGCCCGGAAAGAACTCCGAGTTGCCCATGTGCTCGAGATCGCCGACGACGTCGATGACGAGTGTCTTGCACTTCACCTGTTTCGTTTCGACGGCGCCGATCCATTCCATCGTTTCCGTCCAGGTCTCGGGAACGACGCGCTGCACGTCGTAGTTGAAGCTCCCCTTGTTGACGTCGAGGAAGAACGGATCCGGAGCGCCGGCCGCGAACCTCGTTTTGCCGATCCCGTCCCCGCCGTATACGAGCACACGTGGCTCGCGTTTCTGTTTTCCGTCGCTGATTTTCTTCAAGTCGATCATCTTCTTCCTTTCAAATGGGGTTGATCAGTTCACCGGCCGCCTCGGTCTCGACGATGGCATCCACTCGACCGCCAAGCGAAAACGTGCGCGACGCTGCGCCCGTTTCTGGATTCACAAGCGGGATCCGGAACGTCTGTTCGACGGCGATGATCCCCGTCGGTTTCCCCCATCGCGCGGCATACCCGAGGAGCATCGCTTCCTCCTTCGCGCGCACGAATGGATCTTCGGTCTCGAGCGCTTTCTTCGCGGCGTCGAGATCTCCGCCGCTGCGGCGGTAGACGTCGAGCGCCGCGTGAATGCTGTGTCCGGTGGTGAGCGTCTCGGCCTTCTTGATCGGACGCATCCGGAGCACGTAGCGGATCTGAAACTTGCGCGGACACGAGCGGTAAGCGCGCATCGCGCTCTGCGTGAGAAGGCTCGCGTCGTCGGTCAGCGTTGTTGCTACGCCCTCTTCGGCGAGCTCCTCGTGGATGTCCTCCTCGAAGCGGAAGAACAGCGGATCCTTGAGATCCATCATACCTGCGCACACCGAGAGATAGTCGCATTCGCGCCCCCACGAGACGCAAGCGTCGACGTTGCGAGGGTAGATGTTGAGCCGGCGAGCGTCGCGCATCAACGAAGCCGTGTTCCACATGTCCTGCGCCGCTTCGCGCTCGTCGGCCTCGAGACGGACGATGACGCCTCGGGCGTAGAACTTCTCGGGAGCCTCGGCGATGGCTTCGAGGCAGCGTGCTCCGTATTCATCGGGTGTCTCGGGACGAGACTGAACGACGTACCCCGCTTCGGTGTCGCCGGTCTGGCGCCACTTTTTGCCGTCCTTCGTCTTCACGCGCTGGCCGGTGGCGTCGAGCACGATCTTGAGATTGTTTTCGTCGAGGACCGGGACGTTGCTCGGACGTTGATCAGGCTTCCTTAAGCAGTCGTAGATTGCGCCGTGCGGATCGTGTCCGAGCTTGCGGATGGCAGGCAGATACAGAGAGAGTTGAGGATCTAGGATTGTGCGTTTCCAGAATGTCGATCCTGGGGAGATGTCCTCCCCCGCGGTTTTTGTTTCGAGCAAGTAGACCTTCACGTCGTCGCAACTCCCTTCACCGGAGTGGTGAACGCTTTTTCGACGCTCCACCCGGAATCGATTCGTTTCTTCAGTACACCTCTGCCCATACCTAGACGCTCAGACCAATCGGTCAAACAAGCCGTCTCTCCGTTGAAAGTCAGCAGATTGTTCGCGCGTCGGTTTCGTTGCTGTTCTTTCCGAGTCGCCCAGCGGCAGTTTTTCTTTCGACCGGCACCTACGCACGTGTCGCAGGTGCCGCACTCGTAACCTCGATCGTTGTCGATTCGATCGAGAGTTGTTCCCGTTGGGCGCGCGCCCATGTCCTCCAAAAACGCACCAAAGTTGCGCCACCGCGCGCACACAGAGATTCCCCGATCCGAGTAGTTCTTCGCCGTTTCCTCGCCCCGTTGACCGTCAACTCGAGCGAGCATGCTCTGCCACGAGTTGTACGTTGGATCCCTGAACTCTTTCTTGGCGTGCCCATGACGAACGTGAGCGCATCCGCAGGATGTCGTATTGCCTGAGCGAAGGTTATTTTGGCGAGCAGTGATCGTCTTGCCACAGTCGCAAAGACACGACCAGGTGTCGCGTCCACCGCTTCGTCCAGCGTACCGAACGACGAGCAAGCGACCAAACTTCTGATTGATCAAGTCGCGTTTCACGGTGTCTCGAATCGGCTCCGGTCCGGACACTGACCGGCGCACACTTGGCAGTTCTTCTCCTCGTCGGAGTTGGCGAGCGCGCAGTTGTTGATCTGACCGTCAGGAGTCCGAGGAGAAGCAGAGACATCCAGAACGACCGCAGCGTGCGATTTTCGATCGGCGGTAAAACAACTTGGATCGTGCGCATGACCGGAGCTGCCGCCGGTATAGAAAATCTCCGCGCAAGTTCCGCAGGTGAGATCGAATCCGATGTTTTTGCAGGCAGCCACAAGTTGTTCCGTGTCGAGAGATCCGACCTTCAACTGAAGCTGCGCTTGAAACCTTCGGATCAGCTCCGGCGCGTACAGCCCCTCGACGGCCGCGTTGTACGTGACGAACGGACGATCCCGAGTCGTGAAGCAGTTGTCGAGCGCGTACTGCATTCGTTTGACGAACGCCTCATCGCTCAACGCCGGCACGAGCGCTTCCCACTCCCAGGAGTTGCAACGGAGCTCCGCGACCTCGGCCGGGGTAACGTTGCCGCGCGCGATGAGGTTCTTGAACTCGGGACGGATGCGCTCGTTGCTGTTCTCGTCGAGGCCGTCGAAGTCGTCGAGGAACGTCATAGCGCCCCTTTCGAGACTTTCGGGGCTTTCGGAACCGGAGGGCTCTCCCACGGATTCGCAAGCTCGGCCCAACCACTTTTGTGGGTTGCGTTCGCGCTTCGCCACTCCCAGATCGCTCCGGTTGAGTCGAGCGCGTAGAGACGCTCCTCGAAACGCTCGGCGTTCTCCGTATCGTATCCCACGGCAGCCACGGCAATCTGCACCACTTTTCGTTTCACGACGCCACCTGCCTCACCTTGAACGGCAACTCCTTCGCGTCATCGACCGCCATCCGGCGCCACCAGATCTTGCGATCGGGGTCCCATCGGAATCCGTTGTTCTTGACGACG